GTGTAGGCAATTGCGCTAAAAGTTGTTTCGATGCGTATACACGCATAGTTACTCCAAGGGTCGAAACTGCAAAAAGCCGACCATTGTACCACCGATATCACTGCTTGGTATAGTGAGTTGATGCTATCTACACCATGGCTTTAGTTACCAGAGCAGAAGCAGCCCGCATTCTTGGCGTTAGCGCCGAAGCTGTATATGCCGCTGTAAAGACAAAGCGTCTTTCCGTTGTGACTGGTCGTGACGGTAAGCCGCTGGTGAACACTGACACAATGCGTGAAGAGTGGGCACGAAACACTCAAACGCGCATTGGTATTGGCCCGAAGCCACCTGGACCGGGCCGCGAAAAGAAGCCGTTGAGGAGCAAGGAGGAGCGAATGGGTACATCACAGGAGAGAATCGGTAAGACCAAGGAGTCAATTCCCGAATACGACGAATCGAGAGCGCGGACGGAGCACCTCAAGGCCGAGCTGCTGGAGCTAGAACGGCAACAAAAAGAGGGTTTACTCGTTCGCGCAGAGGATGTTGAACGTGAATGGGTCGAAATCATTACACTGGCTAGAACGAAATTACTGGGCATACCCACCAAAGCAAAGCAGCGAATACCGGACCTTGATACTGACGCGATCGGGGTATTGGATGATATTGTTCGTGAAGCCTTAGAAGATCTTGCGAATAACGATGAATAACGCGCAAAAACTACGAGAAAAGGCACTTTTGGCGTTCAAGCCGCCGAAAAAGATGACTTTGAGCGAGTGGGCGGATACTTATGCGTACCTGAGTTCTGAGTCAAGTGCTGAAGGTGGGCGATGGCATACGTTGCCTTACCAGAAGGGGATTATGGATGCCGTGACGGATCCGAAGATCGAGCAGATCACGGTGATGAAGAGCGCTCGGGTTGGCTACTCGAAGATCTTGAACCATGTGGCTGCATTTCACGTTCATCAAGATCCATGCCCGATCATGATCGTTCAGCCAACCATCGAGGACGCGCAGGGATACTCGAAGGAAGAGATTGCGCCGATGTTGCGCGACACACCGTGTTTGCGTGGGCTGGTGAGCGAGGCGAAGGCAAAAGATGGCGCGAACACGATTCTCCAGAAGCAGTTCCCTGGTGGGAGTTTGAGCTTGGTTGGCGCCAATAGCCCGCGTGGCTTCAGGCGTGTGAGTCGTCGTGTGGTGCTGTTTGATGAGATCGATGGCTATCCGCCGTCGGCTGGCACCGAGGGCGATCAGATCAAGCTTGGTATCCGCAGGACGGAGTATTACTGGAACCGCAAGATTGTGGCGGGCAGTACGCCAACGGTGAAAGACTTCAGCCGTGTGGAGCGCATGTTCCAGCAGGGCGATCAGCGCCGATATTTTGTGCCATGCCCTGATTGCGGGCACATGCAGTACCTGAAGTGGGCGAATGTTAAATGGCGTGAAAACGATCCAAGCACTGCAAGTTATGCGTGTGAGGGGTGCGGCGTGTGGATCCCGCACACGAAGAAGCGGTGGATGGTGGAACGCGGTGAGTGGCGGCCCACCGCGCCTGGCAATGGTAAGCATGTGTCGTTTCACATCTGGGCTGCGTATAGCTACAGCCCGAATGCGACATGGCCGAATTTGGTGGAGGAGTTCTTGGATGCAAAGAACGATGCGGAGCAGTTGAAGACGTTTGTCAACACTGTGCTGGGCGAGACGTGGGAGGACGAGTATGCGTCGAAGGTTGGTGCGGATGCGTTGTCGGAGCGTGCCTCAACTGAGGAGTATCAGCAGGGTGTTGCGCCATCTGAGGCATTGCTGCTGACGATCGGATGCGACGTGCAAGATGACCGACTGTCGCTGAGCGTCTGGGGGTGGGGTCGCGAGGAAGAGGGTTGGTTGATTGATCGAGTGAAGATCTACGGCGATCCGAGCAGGCCGGATGTGTGGAAGCAGTTGGATGAGATTTTGCAGGCACCGTATCCGGGTGAGGGCGACCGCAAGCTGACGCCAATGGTGACTGCGATTGACTCCGGCGGCCACCACACGATGGAGGTGTATCAGTACGCAAGAGAGCGTCAGAGCATGGGCGTGATTGCGATTAAGGGCATGAGCCAGAAGGGCAAGCCGCCGATCGGTAAGGCAAGCAAGGTGGACTTGAATGCGAAGGGCAAGACACTAAAGAAAGGTGCGCAGGTATTCCCGGTGGGATCCGACACAGTGAAATCATTGCTGTTTGGCAGGTTGAAGCACAACGAAGTCGGACCTGGGTATCTGCATTTTTACGCGACAGTCGGCACGGAGTATTTCGAGGAGCTGACTGCGGAGAAGCAGATCATGCGATTCAGGAATGGATTCCCGGAGCGAAGCTGGGTGAAGAAGAGCAGCGCAAGGAATGAGGCGTTGGATGAACTGGTGTATGCGTATGCAGCATTGAACCGCGTGTATCAGATCAAGGATCGCCGAACGTTGTGGGATCAGATTGAGTCTGGTGCGGAGGAGAAGCCGAAACGTGCGCGTGCGAATGCTGGTCCGAGACGCAGTTTCGTGAACCAGTGGTAGGGGCTAGACTGCGCAAATAAGGGCCGATTATTTTCGATGGCGATCCCACCGTCCATTACAAGTGGCGTTGATGCGGTGTGGACCGATGCCGAGACCGTGGATGTGTTTGGCGCTGCGGTGACGAGCGCTACACATACGTTGACGTATTACTTCAGGCTGAACACTGCGGGCGAGGGCGTTACTGCGACAGGTGTTGCGTATAACTCTGGCTGGAAGGTGACGTTGCCAGCAGCGACGACCGCAACGATGGATGCGAGCACGGGCTGGTACTTCCAGGCTGTTGCTACGGCTGTGAGTGATGGTGCGACTCTTGAGTACAGCCGTGGCCAGATTGAGGTCAAGCCTTCGCTGGCTTATTCGGGAACGCCTGGCGCGTTTGATGGTCGGACGCAAGCGCAGACTGACCTTGATGCGGTGCAGGCTGCGATCAGGAGCCTTGTCAGCGGCGGCGCTGTGCAGGAGTACCGCATCGGAAATCGCAACCTTAAGCGATATGAATTGTCAGAGCTGCTGGAATTGGAATCTAGGCTAAAGTCGATTGTGGCAAAGGAGAACAAGGCCAAGCTGATTGCTTCTGGCCTTGGCGATCCGCACAATTTGTACATCCGTTTCGATAACGGTTAATGGGCTTCCGCACAAGACTGCTAAGAAGGCTGGGGTTGCAGCCGATTCCGCGTTCGTTGCCAGCTGTGCGGCGTCGTCGTAGCTATGCGGGCGCGATCATCAGCCGTCTGACGAATGACTGGATGTCATCGCAGGCGAGTGCCGATGCAGAGATTCGTACCAGTTTGCGGAAGCTGCGTGATCGCAGCCGCGAGATGGTGCGGAACAATCCGTATGCCAAGCAGGCAAAGCGGACGACGCAGGTCAATGTGGTCGGTGCTGGGATCAAGCTGCAGTCGCAGGTGCAGCAGCTCCGTGGTCGGAAGCTGAATGACTCAGTGAACCAGTTGATCGAAAGCAAGTGGAACGCTTGGTGTCGAGCTGAGAACTGCGATGTCGCTGGTCGCCATAACTTCCACATGATGGAGTGGTTGGCGGTTGGCGCGTTGCCGGAATCAGGCGAAGCGCTGTTCAGGATCATCCGCCGACCGTTTGGCAACAGCAGGGTGCCATTGGCACTGGAGATGCTCGAAGCGGATGTGTTGGATGAGGAGTATCAAGGTCCGACGCTGGCGCCAAGGAACGAATGGCGGATGGGTGTTGAGATCAACGAATGGGGTCGCCCAGTGCGATATGCGTTCCTGACGCGGCATCCGGGTGATTACTGGTTCCAAAACGTACCGCAGAAAGAAGGCAAGCATGTGTTTCTGCCTGCGGAGGATGTGATCCATCTGTTCATGCCTGAGCGCCCGCAACAGCATCGCGGTGTGCCGTGGTTCCACCCGGTAATGGCAGATGCGCATCAGCTTCAGGGTTATGAGGAAGCAGCGGTGATCCGTGCGCGTGCCGGTGCATCGATCATGGGATTCGTGACCTCACCTGAGGGTGAGCTGGAGGGCGATGACGTTGAGGATCAGCGCCGGATTTCGGAGTTCGAGCCGGGGATGTTCAAGTATTTGGAGCCAGGCCAGAACGTGACGGTGCCTGACATCGACTCGCCGGATCAGCAGTTCGAGATGTTTGTGCGCAACAAGGTGCGCAGGTTTGCTAGCGGATTTGGGTGCAGCTATGAGACACTGAGCCGTGACTTCAGCGAGACGAACTACAGCAGCAGCAGGCTGAGTTTGCTTGAGGATCGCGAGCACTGGAAAGTGGTGCAGTCGTATTTGATCGAGCACTTCCACACGCGGGTGTTCCGCGAGTGGCTGAATCTTGCGGTGCTTTCAGGCGAGTTGCCGTTTGAGGACTTCGACCAGCGACCGGAGCGTTACGACAACCCGAGGTGGATGGCCCGTGGCTGGGATTGGGTGGATCCGCTGAAGGAAGCGAAGGCTTACCGCGAGATGGAGCAAGCGGGGTACATGACAAAAGCGCAAATCGTTGCGAAGCTTGGCGGGGACTTCTACGAGAACTTGAGCGAGATTTCCAGGGAGCAACAAGCAGCGGATGACCTTAATGTGGAGCTTGACCGTGACATTATCGAGGCACCAGCCACACCACCGGAGGTTATTGAGTAATGCCTGCTATGCCGACTGAAGGGATGCGTGAAGAAGCGCGTCGTTATCGCGCTTGGAAAGAGGAGGGGCATGAAGGCGGCACTGAAGTGGCTGCTCGTCGTGCGTCTCAGATTTTGAGTGGCGATGAGTTGAGCGATGAGACGATCGTGACGATGAGCGCATGGTTTGCGCGTCATGAGGTGGATAAAGAAGCGGAGGGCTTCAGCCCTGGCGAGGATGGCTATCCGTCACCGGGTCGTGTCGCGTGGGCTGCATGGGGTGGTGATGCAGGGAAGAGCTGGTCCGATAAACTGGTTGAGTCAATGGATCGCGCAATGGTGACGGGTGACGCTGAGAGGCCGTATCCGAACGAACATGCGGCTCGCTTGCGCGATCCTGATCAGTATGACCGGTTCCGTCGCCGGAATGATGCTGGAGGTGATGGAGTGGACTTCATCTTTGGAATCAAGGAAGATGAAGACGGCGCCGAGCTGCAGGCAATTCGGTTCAGGTTGTCGAAGTTTACGGCTACTGAGGCGCGGCAGTGGTTGAGTGACAATGATTATGAGGTCATGGAGTTCGAGGAAGCTACTGGTGATCGCAGCGAGGATCGCGCTAAGCCTGGTGATCTGAAGGAAGGTGATTTTGTGAGCTGGAACAGCTCCGGCGGTCGCGCTCGTGGCCGGATTGAGCACATCATGCGTGAAGGCACGCTTGGTGTTCCCGATTCTGAATTCAGCATCAATGCGACTGAAGATGATCCGGCAGCGCTGATTCGGATTTATCGGCCCAGTGATGATGGCTGGAATGCAACAGAAACAATGGTTGGGCATCGATTCAGTACACTGACAAAGATCGATGCTTTGCGGGGGATGAGCGCAAGAGACCTAGAAGGCGAAAAGTTTGTTCGCGTTGAAGCAACACGCTTCAACATGATCGACGAACGGACGATCGAGTTTCCGTTCAGTTCTGAATACCCAGTGGCTCGGTACTTCGGTAATGAAGTGCTGAGTCATGCTGCTGATGCCGCTAATTTTTCGCGGCTGAACGATGGCGCCCCGCTGCTGTTCAATCATGATCCTGACCGCGTGATCGGCGTTGTCGAGCGTGCATGGATGAATGAAGAGAAAAAGCGTGGGTATGCCAAAGTTCGCTTCTCGCGCAACAAACAAGCGCAAGAAGTATTGGCAGATGTCCGCGATGGCATTCTTCGCGGCATTTCATTCGGTTACTCCATTGATAAGATGGAGGAACGCGAAGAAGACTTCATGGCGACTCAATGGTCGCCTTATGAGGTCAGTGTGGTCAGCATTCCTGCTGATCCCACGGTTGGCATCGGTCGCTCTTTGGAGTTGGCTGATGACGAACCAGCGGCCCCGGCCGCATCTCCTGAAAACCCTATGACTGAATCCGTCATGGAAAACACTCCTGACCTGGAGGTGATCCGGTCCGAGGCCGTCGAGGCCGAGCGCAACCGTATCGCCGCCATCAACAAACTGGGTGAGCGTCATAAGCTCCCCGAAGTCGCTCGCGAACTGATCGACGGAGGTAAATCCGTTGATGAGGCACGGGCTGCAATCCTCGAAAAAATCGGAACCCAACCCGTGGAACACCGCATTGATGCCAACGATGTTGGCCTCTCCGAAAAGGAGACTCGTCAGTTCAGCTTCGTGAAAGCTCTGAACTATCTGGCTAACCAAGGCGATGCCCAGGCACGTCGTGAGGCCGAGTTTGAAATTGAAGTCGGCCGTGCTGCTGCTGACAAGTACGAGCGTTCTTCTAACGGCATCGTGGTGCCGAACGAAGTGCTGCGTCGCGATCTGGTGGTCGGCACCCCGACTGCTGGTGGCAACCTTGTTGATGATGTGCTGCTGGCTGGTAGCTTCATCGAGATCCTGCGCAACCGTCTGGCATTCGCCCAAGCTGGCGTGACCATGCTGACCGGTCTGCAGGGCAACATCAGCATCCCCCGTCAGTCGAGCGCCAGCACGGCGTACTGGGTTGGTGAAAACGCTGCTCCGACCGAGAGCCAGCAGGCTGTTGATCAGGTCAACATGACGCCCAAGACCGTGGGTGCTTATGTGGACTACAGCCGTCGTCTGCTGCTTCAGTCCAGCATCGACGTTGAGGGCATGGTTCGTAATGACCTGGCCCGCGTGATTGCACTGGAAATCGATCGTGCTGCTATCTACGGCACCGGCTCCAGCAACCAGCCTCAGGGCCTGACGAACGTCAGCGGTATCGGCAGCCAGACGATCACCACCTTCGGCACCTTCGAGGAGTACATCGGCATGGAGACCGATGTTGCTTCTGCTAACGCTGATGCTGGCAGCCTGCGTTACATCATCAACGCTGCTGCTCGTGGTGCGCTGAAGTCTACCGAGAAGGCTTCCAACACCGCTCAGTTCGTGTTCATGGACAACGAGATCAACGGTTATCCGGTGATCGTGTCCAACCAACTGCAGAGCAACGATGCTCTGTTCGGTGACTTCTCGATGATGGTGATGGGCATGTGGTCCGGCCTGGATCTGACTGTGGATCCTTATGCTGGCGCTACTGCTGGTACTGTCCGCGTGATCGCGCTGCAGGATGTTGACTTCGCTGTTAAGCAGCCTGGCGCCTTCTGCTTCGGCACCTGATCATGATGCGAGTTGAGATCAAGCGCAGCGTAATGATCTCTGGGGAGTCCGTGAAAGCGGGCTCCTTCGCAGAGGTTGAAGACGCTGTGGCAATGCTGTTGATCGGGATGGGTAAAGCGGTGTATGCACCTGCTGAGCCTGCTCCCGAGCCCAAGCCTGAACCCGAGCCCGCTCCGGCGGTTTGTCCACCTGTTAAGCCTGCGCCACGGCGTAAGCGTTCCACCTCATCCCCTGAAGATTGATGGCTATTCTTTCTACCGGCCTGGAGAAGCTTTCTCACTTCGCCTTGGCCCCGACTGCTGAGCGCACCACTAATCTTGACGGCACTGCTGTTGATCTCAACGATTACGAGGGCGACATTGTTGTCATCCTCGATGTTGAGGCTAGTGGCACCTCCACGCTTGATGTGAAGCTGCAATCCAGCGACACCGAGGGCGGCAGCTACAGCGATGTGACCTCTGTGTTCGACCTTGACGGCACCGAGCAAGCGTCTGCTGCTGTGGCTTTTGCCCAAGTGAGCACTTCTGCTTCCAAGCAGTATCTGGTGTTCCCTAAGGGTGCTGCCAAGCGCTGGGTGAAAGCTGTGTCCACCACTGACACTTCTACGCACACCTACAGCATCAACGCTTTGGGCGCTAAGAAGTACGCCTGATCGTGATCACGGTATGCGCCCGGTTAGCGCCGGGCGCTTTTCACTATGGCGATGAACGAAGATTTAAGCGTATTTCTTAGCACTGCAGAGTTCGCTGTGCAGGTAGTTGCTGGTGCCGTGTCGGGTCTGGGGATCCTTGATATGCCATCTGAAATTATTGCTGATGGCGTTGTATTGACGACTGACTATAAGTTGACGTGTGAGTCGTCGAAGTTCGGCGATTTGATTTATGGTGCGGGCGTAAATGTGGATGGCCACGCTTATACGGTTCGCAATGTTTCGCTGATTGATGACGGTGCATTTTGCGAAATAATGCTGCAAAGGACGATGACGCCAGAGCCCGCTGTAAGCGCTGCTGCTGTGCTTGATGGCAATGGCGCCGATTCAGATGGTATTGTGATAATGGATGGGGGAAGCCCTGACAGTAACTATATTGATGGCAACGTACTTGACGCTGGAGCGCCGTGACCACCTATACACGTTTCAAGCTGAGGAATGGCACTGCTGCTGAGTGGACAGCCGCTAACCCAACGCTGCTTCAGGGTGAGATCGGGGTGGAGACGGACACCAGAAAATACAAGATCGGTGATGGCAGCACCGCGTGGGCTGGTCTGAGCTACTACATCGACGGCGTGGCAGTTCGTGGGCAGTGCTCAAAAATGGACAGCGGCACGATCGACATCACGACCCAGGGCTCTTACATCAGTACCGGGTTGACGGCAACGCTGGATAGCGGTACGGCTTATCAGATGGTACTGGGAACAGGTGATGCGTTCGGGCTGAAGAACGACAGCGGCGGAACGAAGCTGTTCAGGATCTACGGCAGCATTGATGCCACTGCTGGTAACAACAAAACCCTAGGCATCAAGCTGGCCAAGAATGGCACCGCCATCGATGCGTCTGAATGTCGTGCGTTCACTGGTAGCGGCGGCCAAGAGGCAAAACTGGTGACCAGCTGGATGGTGGAGCTGGCTGACGGTGATGAGATTTCGTTGATGATTGCAAATCACAGCAACACGACAGACATCACCTTGAAGCGTGGTCGGATTGTTGCTGCTGAGGTGCGTGCTTAATGGCTACTAAGCGCGAACAGATCTTGAGTCAGATCGCGACGGTCCTCGCGAGTACGACTGGTGTCGATGGTCGTGTGTATCGGTCGAGGGTGACGGCCGCCGCGAGATCTGAGTCGCCCATGCTCGTGATTGAACCGGTTACCGATACAGCTAGGCAGGTGACATCGCTGCCGAAGCTTGACTGGCGAATGCGTGTCAGGGTGACTGTTGTGGTCCGCTCTCAGACGCCGGACACTGACGCGGATTCGATTATTGAGTCAATGCACTCGAAGATCATGGCTGATCTTACGCTTGGCGGCTATGCCATCGACGTGCAGCCTGTATTGACGGAGTTTCAGTTTTTGGATGCGGATCAACCTGCTGGGGTCTTTGGCAATGAATATGACGTGCTTTATCGCACTGCAGTTGATGACCTGACGACAAGCTAAGATTTAAGCAAGCGCAAGGACTAACATGAATGACGAGTACCGAGGGCAGGGTGGGTCTTACCTCCTGGACCCGGAAACCGGTAAGCGCACTTTGATTCAGCGCACTCTTCCCGCAAACTCTCCTGAGGACAATGGCACTTCTTCTTCGGAAACGACTGATTCTGATCGAGACGGAATCAGTGTACGGAACGGATCCGACTCCCGACGGAGCGGACGCGGTTTTGGTGAGGGATCTGAACATCACTCCTCAGCAGAGTGATGTCGTCAGCCGCGATCTGATCCGCCCTTATCTTGGTGCGTCTGAGCAGCTTTTGGCGAACACTCGTGTTGAGTGTACGTTCAGTGTTGAGCTTGCTGGTTCTGGTACTGCTGGCACTGCGCCTCAGTATGGCAAGGCGCTTCAGGCTTGCGGACTAAGTGAGACAATTGTTGCCGCCACGAGTGTTACTTATGCACCCGTCAGCGAGTCTTTCGATTCAGTGACGATCCATTACAACGTGGATGGCGTGCGTCATAAGGTTACCGGCTGCCGTGGCACTTTCACCCTTAATGCAAACGTGGGTGAGATTCCGACGATCGATTTCACTTTTACCGGCATCTACAACGCTCCTGACGATTCAGCATTGCCTACTGCTACCTATACGAATCAAGCGAGTCCGCTCATTTTCAAGCAAGGCAACACGGATACGTTTGAGCTTCTGTCGTACTCCGGCTGCTTGCAGTCTGTAACGATGGACCTTGGTAACACGATCGTTTACCGAGAGCTTGTTGGGTGCGACAAGGAGGTTCTTATCACCGATCGCAGCTCTACCGGCACTGTTGTGATCGAAGCTCCAACCATTGCAGCCAAGGATTACTTCGCCGCCGCTTTGGATGACTCCAGCTTGGGCAACTTGACTTTTCAGCATGGAACGGCCGCTGGCAACATTGTTGATTTTGAATCAACTGGTGTTGACATCGGTGATCTTTCCTACAGCGATCAAGACGGCATCGCAATGCTGAACTTGCCATTCACTGCCGTTCCCTCCACTTCTGGTAACGACGAGTTTAGCCTCGTCTATACTTGACCTGGCGATGGATGGCAGATGGGTCGCAAGAGATTGCGGCCCGTTTTTTTATGGTGTATGCTGTCGGGGAGTCTATTTCCACTCATGGCTTTCGTTCGCAAAAAGGTTAAAACTTTCAAGTGGCCCGTTAAGATTGAAGAACCTGCCGATGGCGGTGTGTTTGAGACTTCGACTTTTGATGCTGTTTTCAAGCGTGTGCCACGGTCTGAGTTCCAGAAGCTTGCTGACAAGGGCGACTTAGAGCTGCTCAAGGCTGTTTTGACTGGTTGGGAGGGCATCGAGGATGAGGACGGCAAGCCGGTGCCGTTCTCTCAGGCAACGATGAAGGAGTTCGCTGACGATCCGTATTGGATTCGTGGTGTGCTGAGTGCCTATACCGAGACCTTCGAGGGTGCAAGGCTGGGAAACTGAAAGATGCCGCTGAGTATTGGGTGAAAGGCGGCAAGCGGACAGAGGACAAAAGCGGAGACGATGCTGCGGCTTTCGGCTTAAAGCCGCAGCGGCCTGCTGCTGCTGTTGAGGAGCATTTTGAGGTATGGGAAGAAAACTGGGAAACGGTGATGATGTTCCTGCGAATGCAAACGCAGTGGAACGTCACGATGGGTGGTTATGTCGGCTTGAAGTATGAGGTGCTGACAGGTGCGGGAGGCTTGATGGCGCTGTATGATGTGGATAATCCCCGTGAGATGCTCGAAGGTATTCAGGCAATGGAAACCGTAGCACTCACCGAACTTAATAAAGAGAAAAAATAATGGCAAAGCAAGTACAACCGCTTGAGATTATCCTTGGAATCAAGGGTGCGGAAAAACTTGCTGCGTTAAAAAGCTCGTTTCGTGATCTCACGAAAACAGTTAAGCAATCGGATTCAGATATTGATGCAGCAAGAAAAAGTATCAATGATTATGTAAAGTCTGCAAATAATTCCGAAGCTGTAATTCGCGGCCAGATCAAGGCGTTTGAGGGTCTGCGTGAGCAGGCCGCGATGGGTGGGAAGGTTTATCTGGATCTCGGGAATCAAATAAAACAACTAAAGGCGGATCTTCGTGGCTCGACTGACGCCATGGAAGAACAGCGCCTTGGGTTGGTGAAGATGGGTAGCGCCGCCAAGGGCTCTGCCAGTGATATTTCATTAGTCATTTCTCAGCTTGAAAAACTTCAAACAAGCGCCAGGCCTGGATCTTCTGCGTTTGCCCAGCTAGGCAAAGATATTGCCGCGCTTAAATCGCAACTAAAAGAGGCAAATGTAGAGGTTAAAAAATTTAACGCAGGCTTTGAGATTTCTCAAAGGCCGTCAATGAGCCTTGAGAAGATTCAAAAGCAGATCGGTAGGCTGACCGAAGGACTCAAAACCCTAAACTTTACAAGTAACGAATTCCTGGATGTTCAGGAACGCATCGCCCTTCTAGGGCAAGTTCAGTCACGGACAACTGGTCGTCAGCAGGTAATCGCTAGGGAGCGAATGTTTGCCGGTCAAGCGTTTCAGTCTTTCGTGGAGGGTCCAGCGGGAAGACTTAATCTGCCAAGAACCGCTGCTGCTTTGAATCTTGAGATAGCAGAATTGCAGGATAGGCTTGCAAATACAGTTCCGGGCAGCGCTTACGCAAACATCACCGTTGAGATTGCTAACAAGCAGAAAGAATTAAATCAAATTCTTAATGGCAGCGCTGATGCTTATGATCGTGTCGCAGCCGCTCAAGATCGATCTGCTCGTGTTGCGCAAAAAATTGCAAATCTCCAAGAATATCAGCGATCAAGTGGCGGGTTAGCTCCTGGTGCTGGCGGTTTTAGAGATCCGTCTACTGGCGCAATTATTGCTAGAGGCGCTGGAAACATAGCGGACAGAAGAGCGTTTAACGCTGCCCGCGCTGAGCTTGCAAACGCAATTGTTGATGGCGCTATTCAGCAGGCTCGCACGCTTGCGCTCCCCGCAGCGGGAGGAACTAGCGCTCCAGGTACTGGTGCTGCGATGAGCGGCGGCGCGGTCCCACTTCGTGGCACAAGAGGAGCGTTGCAGCCTATTGTTGCAGCGCCAACAAACTTGGGAACCGTGGGCGGTCGTCGTCAACGGCCAGCCGGAATCGAGGCACAGATCAATGACGCTGCAAGGCGATCATACATTTCGCAGACAGATGCAGTCAGGAAAAACGCAGAAGCGAAAGAAGCGGCGGCGCGTGTAGAGGCGAACTATCGCGCAGAAATTGATAAGGCGACAAAGGCAAACAATGGAAGCATCAATAGTTCAAATCGGCTTAGGTCTGCGATTGAGGCTTACAGGTCTACCTTGCCGACCACCAGTAAAGAGTTTGCAAATCTTACTAAGCGAATCAACGATCTTGATCGCCAATCGGAGCAGGTAAGCCGCCGCATGAGCCGCCGCCGCATGTCACCGATGCAGATGACCCAAGCTGCTGGTGCTGCAATTTCTGGTGGTATTTTTGGTGGCCCTGAAGGTTTCTTGGGTGGCGCTATTGGTGCTATCGGAGGGGTTGGCGGCGCATTTGCTGGTGCTGCAATCGGTGCGCAGGTTGGTGGGTTGCGGCGGACCCTTGGCGGATATTCAGAGTATGCAGCCCAGATCGAAAGGCTCAAGATCGCCCTTGAGGGGATTGCTGGACCTCAAGAAGAATATAATCGCGCTCTTGCTGCCGCTAATAGCGTTACCGAAGACTTGAATGTTCCTCAAGAGGTTGCAGTTCAAGGCATTACTCGACTGACTGCTGCTGTTAAGGGCGCTGGTGGCGGTGTCGCTGATGCTGAGCTTGCATTCAAAAATATCAACTCTGCAATTATTGCGACTGGCGGTGGGGCCGAGCAGGTAGAGGGCGCTATTACTGCGTTGGTGCAAATTTTTAGTAAAGGCAAAGTTTCTGCTGAAGAAATTAACCAAATCGCTGAAAGACTGCCTGGCACTTTCAACAAGATTGCTGCAGCGTCTGGTCGGACCGGTCCAGAGCTGACGAAGGCGTTACAAGACGGCAAAGTTGGCTTGAATGATTTGATGAAATTCTTGGTCAGTTTGGGCGATGAATATGGTGCGTTGGCATTAAAAATTGCGGCATCGTCAGAAAATGCTGGCGCTCGATTGGAGGTTGCTTACAACAAGATGCGCATTGAGGTAGGTAAAGCGTTGCAGCCTATTGGTGCTGAATTTCAAAACGCATTCGCGGAATTTATTGAAGATATTACTCCGACCCTGGTTGAAGTGCTGCCAAAAATTGGCGAAGCGGCGCTTGCTTTGGCTAAGAATTTAGATGTGCTTGCGATTAGCGCAGGCACCGCCTTTGCTGCAATGGGTGTTGCAAAAATTGCAGCACTTGGTGGTCTGAGTGCAGCGTTACTCAAGCTTGCCGCTGCGGCTGGGGCGGCTTCTGTGGCCCTGAAGGGCACTGCCGCTGCCGCTTTGCTCAATCCTTGGGTCGCTCTCGCGGCTGGCATTGGCGCTGCCACTGCGGGAGTAATAAAGTATTACCAAGCCCAAGACGAACTAAACGCTTTTCTGGACGAAGGTACCGCAAGTACGGAATCCATAAAAAATGAAATCATCAAATATGAGCTTGAAATTAAAGAAGCAACTGATAAAATCAAAGGAATAAACGGCGAGCAGCGTGCAACTGGCCGCGAAGCTCAGAGACTTAAGTCCAATGTTGCAGAACTTAGGGCTGAGCTTGAAAGATTGAGGGGCACTTATTCGATCAGGCTTAAACTGGAAAGACAGGGGTATACCTTTGACTCTGCAGGCACCGCTCAAACCTATACCGTAAGTGGTGTAACTTATGACGTAAAGACTGGTGCGCCGGTTTCTGGGCAGGAGACTACAGATTTCCCTGGCCCCTCTGATGACTCAAAAGCCGATAGCGCCGCCAGCAAGAAAGCTGCCCGCGATGCAGAGCGCGAAGCAAATGAAATCGCCAGACTGCAAAGGGAGCTTTCACTCGTAACAGCAAAAGAAAAAATACTGGAAATTGATCAGCAAATAGCCGCAACAACGCTTGCAATTACTGATGCGCAAGATCAGCAAAACTTTGGCGCACTTGAAGCGCTGCAAGATCTTGCTCGAAGCTTGCAGCTTGAAAAACAAAGAGCTGAGATCATCACAAAATTCAATGCTCGAATGAGGGAAATTGCAGAAACTCTTGATGGGCAAAAGCGTGATTTAAGCGAGCAAATAGCAATTAGGGTGAGAGAGCAAGAGCTGTTAAAAGCAAAAAGGGCTTACGAGCAGAGTAGTATTGAGGCTCAGCAAGAGCTTAATAGGCTGACAAAAGAGCAAAGCAAGACTTTCGAGGAGCAGTTTACTGATCGCCAGCGCCAGCTTGGGCTGATCTCCGAAGACGAATACAACAAGATACTGATGGCTCGCAGAAAAGAGGAGCTAGGGGGGATACAGGGCTTAACGTCAGAACAAAGAGAGCGCGGGCTTGATCTGTATCGCCAAGAGATCGACCCAACCCCGTTCGAGGCGATGCGTCAAAACATCACGCAGCTCAAGGAATCGCTGCGTGATCTTGTGGACCCAGTTAATCAAATCACGAGCGCCGCCACCGCAATCGGCGACGCATTCTCGCAATCGTTCGTTGATGCGATTAGTGGTGCGAAGACCGCGAAGGAAGCGCTGGCTGATTTCTTCAGCAGCGTTGCTAGTTATTTCTTGGATATGGCGAAACAGATCATCGCGAAGATGATTCAAATTGCGATTTTGAACAGTGTTGCGAAGTTGCTGCCGGGCCTCGGGAGCAATGGCGGCTTCAACCTTGATTCAACAGCGCTTGGCGCAGGTGGTGGCTCTGTTGGCGGAATCGGCACCCTTGGCCCAAATTTTGGTATCGCGCAGAGGGCGCTAGGCGGCCCCGTCAACGCAAACGAGCCTTACATCGTCGGCGAGCGTGGCCCTGAGTTGTTCATCCCGTTCCAGCGCGGGCAGGTGATGTCGAATGAAGACAGCGAAGACATCATGGAGGCTGCGTTCCAGCGCGGCGGCAGCAGCTCCAACGTGAGCAACAGCTACGGCGGGAACAGCAGCTCCAGCGTGAGCAACAGCTTCCAGCAAATGCAGATGGTGAACTTGCCGTTCACGCGCACTTCCGAGCAAGCATCGATGATTGCTGCTGAACGCGAAGCTGCTCAAGCACTGCGAGACCCTGGTCCGATCGATGTACGCTACGAATCAACCGTGATCAACAGCACCGAGTACGTCACGGCTGAGCAACACCGTAAGGGCTTGACGCAGGCCGCTGAATGATCGATCCGAAGCGGTTCTGGGCGCTGGCACAAATGACATCAGCGTTAACATCTTTGCAGAAGCCGTTCAAAGCCGCTGGCTGCTCGAACTCAAAACAGTCAGCCTCGACATTACAGATTTCAGCGATGATGCCTTGATTCGCTCTGAGCTATGGCGCGTTGCAAGCTACGACATGGACACCGAAAAGGTGCTGCTCAAATTGACCTCGCCTCTCGATGCTGTTAGGTCGGACGTGCCACGTCGTGTGCTTAGCACCGAATTGGTCGGCGCGTTGCCTAGCAGTGGCTCGCTGGTGGTGAGCTAATGGTCAACTGGCGTCGTTGGATTGGACTGCCGCATCGGTTTGGCGAGCATCCCGGTAACGGTCGCGGCGCTGATTGCCTGATCATGGTGTGGGCAATACTCGATTCCGTTGGCGTGTATCACCCACCATTCGACTACCGATGGCTTGAACTGGCGCGTGCGGCTGAATGGGAAGAGTTACAAGCCTTATGGGATACCGCAACCGAACCAGCACCTGATATGGAAGAGTTCTCGGTCTGTTTATTCGAGAACGGTGCAGCAGGCCTCGGCGTCGGTATCGTAGTAGAGAACGGAGTCTTGGTTGTGCATCACAAACGTGGCGTGTGCTGGTTGCCGCCGCGAGCCATGCGAGAATCCGAATACCGTCGTTTCGTGCAATGAACTTACTTCCATCCGATCGTTATCTTGCCTCGATGTTGGGGTTGACGGATGAGGAGTACGCTTGGTTCAAGGCTGAAGTAAAACGCCGCGCTGCTGAACAACCAGAACCGGCGGTGATCGCTGGCGTTGATCCGATCACGCTAGCTGTTGTCAGCATCGTTATCGGCATTGGCAGCACTATTGCCGCTTCGTTCTTCAAGCCCAAACCTGTTACCGCCCAGCAATCGGCAAGACGGCCATCGGAAATCCGCGAGATTGGTCGCGGCGGTGAGGCCATCAACAGCAACCAACGGTTTGCTCCACGGTATGGCTTTAATTCAACGCAGGAAATCTCCACACTTGGATCGGTCATCCCGTTGGTGTATGCCAATAAGGAAACGATCAGCGGCGTAGTTTATGGCGGTGTCCGCGTTAACACACAGTTACTTTGGTCGCAGATTTATAGCTTGGGTGGTTCGCAGATGTTGCGGGCTATCTTTTTAGTCGGCGAAGGTCCAATGAGCGCCATCGATGCGAAGAATTTTGCATCTGGCGGCAACACGCTGACAAGCTACGACTTCGGCAGCAGCAGTGCGAACGAGACTGGCTCGCGGATGGCAG